GGTATTGCATCATAGGCTTATAGAGAGGCGACTCCTTCACTTGCATGAACAATTTGTAGTTATCGCTATTCTCATCTCCGAGGAACTCGAAGGTTTGCAAAGCCTGTTGGTCTGCACTTGCACGCTCTTTTAACCACGCCTGTCTACGGGGGGCATCTTTACGCAGAATCTTATTTGCATTCGCTTTGATTCTACGGAGGTCTGCCTTGCTGTAGACTTTGTCTCCATCCTTGGCCACATACTCGTTGCCATCGTCATCGTACTGCACTTCGTTATCGATATTCTCATCTGCCCACTCAATTAAGCTGGTGAGGTTTTCGACTTCCTTTTGCAGGGTTTGTGCATCGCTGACGCTATGGAGTGCGTTATCCTTGAGGAACTCAGGCAATTCTGCGGATTGTGATTGCTGGGCTTGGGCTTGGGCTTCCGTAGCTTGGGCTTGTAACTCAGCATTCTCCGCAAGGAGTGCTTTCTTCTGAGCAGTTAGTCTACCGAATCGCTTGACCGCAGATGCATTCAGCGCCTTTGCGAGATCGCGGGACTCCTCCTCGGATAGGTTATCCAGGTCGATATTGAACTTTGAAAGAACATCCGAAGATTCTGCGAGCGGCGAAGATTCCTCTTCTTCCTCCACTTCTTCTTCGGCGGACTGATCGATTTCCTCCGTCAAGGCATCAGTAGGCTCCGCAGTATCTTCAGCGGGTTCTTCTGCCTCTTCGGGCGGCTCGGTTAATTCCTTTTCCGGCTGTTTGCGTTTCAGTAATTGATCGGCAAATTCTGCCATCGAGAGATTTCCCTCGCCTTGCGTTTGACTTTCCACGGTGTTTTGGGAGGACTCCGAGACAACCTCTTCGGTTAATGTTTCCATAAGTGTCAAGGCTATAGTAGCCTAGTGTAGCAGAATTTAGCCTTATGTGTAAACAATGGCAATAAAAAAGCCCTTGCGGCCTACCCCTAAACCGCAAGAGCTATACGCTATACTACTAACAAACTAGAGGTTGTAAAAGTTATCTAACTCCTCATCGATTGCTTCGAGTTTCCCTGCTAAATGAAAGATAAGGTTTGGGTTTGCAAGGTTCACGCGGCTCTGCAATTGGCGGATTGTGTCTTCCCGCATCTGTTCGCGTATCTCGATATACTTCTTAAAATTGGGTTCGTTCTTTAAGGAACGCAGAGCATTCATCGCCTCTTGCGGATCTACTTCGTGGTACTTCTTGCGCTTCACAAATATTGAAAGATTAATGATAGGATTAAAAATAAAATATCTAAGATTGCATCCCTCTCTAGGAAGAACAAAAGCATGGCAACGATCCAATAGATTTCTCTTTGCAGATTATGCACATACTACTTTCTTTTGCGGGCTGTCTTTGCGGCTTTCTTAAATGCTTTCGCGGTAGGCGCTCCCTTACTTCCGGGTTTGCGCATGCGTTCTTTGGAACCCGCTTTGATGCGTTTTCGTTTAGCATGTATGTTTTTGTAAAGGCTCATATCACCACTTCTTGCAGGACCAATACCCAGCGCTTAGTTTAGACTTCTTTTCATCGCACTTATGTCGCGCTCGGAAGGATTTACGCCTAGCGGGTATGTTCTTTTTGATGGACATATTGGGATCTCCAAAACGCACAAGACGAACTTTGTCTCCTTCTTTTGCGAGTACGGCAAACTTCTTAGATTTACCAGGAGTTCGCTTAGGTTTATTGTATCCTGAGAATCGCTCATTGCGATAAGTTATGCTCATGCCGCACTAGCAGTTTGTCCGAATTGCGTGGGCATAGCTCCCAACCTACCGATTTGTGCGTTCTGCTTTTGCTGGATGGCGAACTGACGCTGTTGCATATACCCTTGGATACGCTCCTGTAGTGCTTGGTCTTGCTGTGCCTTTTGCTGGATATCAGGTTGTTGTAACCATTGCTGGAACACTTGAAGCTTCATTTCGTGTGCATCGTTCTCGCGAACATTGGGTGGCACACCCGCCACTAACTCTGCAATGAGTTGGCGCTCTTCCTCCATTGCTTTTTGGGAAGCGGTTTCCTTGGGTAGGATTACTGTCTCTGCCGCACCTGGCATTACTTGACCAATTGCCATTGCCAGGAGTTTCTCTGTATCCACCACACCATTCTTATCCATTGTTCCAGCGATCTGACCAATGGTCTTTACCCGTTCGAGCATTTGCTCAGGGTCTTGGGTGGCCACATCAAACTGCATATAAAAATCGAATCTCTCACCCGCTCTGCCCTTGGCATACTTCTGCATATCCTGCACGCCTGTGACACGGAAATATTCCTCATCGGGACCATACTGCTGATATAGACCATAGACTTGGTCCATTACATATTTCATATGGTGCAGTACGCGGTTAATGATGTTTTGCTGTTTGATCTGCCCTTCCACGGGATCCACCCCTGGGGCGTTGTTTCCAAAGTAGCGGTCAAACATTTCCTGCATCAAGCGCCGTACCTCAACTGATCCGGCATCGTAACGCGGGGTATCGGCGAATCGAATCTCTCCAGGAGTGCGGTAAGGTACTCTTACCCCCGGCCCCCACTTCGAGGGGGCGCGGCCGAGCGGGTGTTCGACCGGCGGGACCGTGGCGAGGCTTTGCCTGTCGATGCTCGCGTCCGTCTCGACTTTGATGACTTGCTGGAACGCTTCCCCGACTTCGGGGATGGAGCGGGAGGCGTAGAGCCTTTTTGAAGTTTTCTCAAAAGTGGACACAACGAAAGGATATCCACCATGCCCATAATCCATGAGCGTATGTTTAGCATATAGGTCAGGAACTTCATTACAAAATACGGTGCAGTAAATGCCGGGGATGTTATCTTCGTCCAACAACCGTTGGTAGCAGTACACTATGCGAATGGTTTCATCGTCATCTCGCAGGATTTCATCCTGTAAACTTAAATTTGTAGAGTATACATCGTTCTCCCCGATGGTTGCATTCTCTATTGCTTTATCCACAAACTCCTCATCCCACCCCTCGGTGGCAATCTTGGAGCGTAGTTGCTCAGGTGTCATGTTTAGCACATGAAACACATAGGGAGCTTCCTGTGGGTCGATGGTGTAGTTGGGCCAAAAGACATCCTCATCGGGGGCAAGGGCTTTGATGCGTGGTCGGCTAATCACCCTGCGGGTTACAGGCACGGTGGTTTCCCCATCCTTGCGCAACTCCTTGAGCATAGCACGGGACTTCTTCTTACTTACTCCAAACTGCTCGGATATGGCGGCGGATAACTCCTCATCCATACTGCCATCTTGTATAGCCTCGGCAATTGGGGGCAGAGCCATTGCGATTTCATCAAGCTTGATTGCTTGCTGTTGCTTGAGGTCCTGGCTCTCGTAGTAAACATAATGCACCATCATTCCCTTCTCGAAGAGATGGTTGAGTCCGAGTTCCACCTGATCGTAGAAGTCGCTCATCTTGGTATTTACCAACCAGCGTACAAACAAAGAAATAACATTAGCACGGGCAATATCGCTGGACTCCACGGGAGTTGCCACGATGTGTGCTTGGCGTACCGCATTTAGCGTCATTGCCACACACTTGTTTATTTGGTTGTCCACCAAGCGGATCTCTTGATCCGATGCCCCTGCCCAAGGAAATACTTCTCCTGTTTCCGGGTTGGCAGAATATTTCTTAAAATCGTTGGACTTTCCCGCCCATAAACAATTGCGTACATCATAGTCGCGTTGTCGGCGATCTATCCATTCGCCCAAGGATGACTGAGTTTCGCGGTAAGTATCCCGCAGATAATTTATATCAGGTTCCTTGGAAACGAACAAAAGTTCGGGATCAGAGGAGTTGTGCATGCGTAGCACAATGTAGTTGTTTGTGCTTGACTCGTCAACCTAATACCCACCACCGCCTGTACATTGAAGTGTTCCGCTGGTGATATGATCTGCCCCGCTTACTAATAAGTACCGAATACAATCGATCTGATCTTTGAAATGCTCCGCCCTACTCTGCCCACTATACTCCAAGAGCGAGGTAATTGTATTGTCGCATCTATCTGATATATAGAGTTTTGGGCGATTTCGAGGAGTCATAGGCTCGGAATCATCCCATGCCAATGCGTCATTTATCTTGGCAATACCCGCCTCGATATCCACACCTGGAGCAGGGCGAAACACAAAGTCGAGGTTCGCCATTTGGTTAATAATATTACTCTCTCCCTCCTTTGTA